AAATATGGAAAACGGTTATGCTGGATTTAATATTTTTCCTAGTTAAATAATATGTCAACTCAATCTCACAATAGTGCACTTTTAGATCTAAACCCAGAGACTATAATTGAACTTTACGAATTAGATCTAGGAGAGCAAGATGGCGTCTATAGGTTCCACCCCGGCAAAAATAACACAAAAGACATTATATTTGGTGGGTATAGTGAAATAAAGAATGGCTCACCAGTTCAGTATCCCGGCCACACTTATTTTGCACTGCCTATAGAAGCAGACGGATTCGAAGTCAGGGGCGATGGCTCACTTCCTCGACCTAAAATATTAATAGCTAATCCTCAAGGAATTATTACTGATCTTATAAAAAGAAGAGGAGACCTAGTTGGAAAGACCATTACTAGACGCAGAGTCTTTATGAAATATTTAGACCATGAAAATTTTCCTAATAATCTTAATCCATTTGCGATTCCTGATCCAAATTCTAGATTTGATGATGACATTTTTAAAATTAATAGAAAAGTCTCAGAAGATAAGTATATGGTTGAATTTGAACTTGCTTCTCCTTTGGAAATGGAAGATATCAAAGTTCCGGCTAGAGTGATGATAGCAAATTTTTGCCCATGGCAATATAGAGGAGAAGGGTGTAAATATGGTCAGCGCCCTGAATTTAAACAAACATTAAGTAATGGAACCAAATCTGAAGACTTTTTTACTGTGAGCGGCGATCCATTTGGACAATTAGGCTTGCCTATTGCGGATGAAAACAATAAAAAATTTATGGAGATAGATGGATATAATTTAACTTTAACTTACAAAGGCGATTATAGTAAGGCTACTGCGTATTCTGCTGGTCACGTAGTTAGGATAAAAAGCTCTAAACAAAATCTATCAAAGTTAGATTATACTGATACTCAAGAAGAAGTAGCTAACAAGCCTGATGCATTTTTTGTTTGCATACAAGCTGCTACTGATAAAGATCCTCGTTATGAACTTGAATATTGGCGCAGAGATCAATGTGCTAAAACTTTACAGGCATGCCAATGTCGTTATGTAGATTATGGAATATATACCAAAGGTTTACCATTCGGAGGATTTCCGTCTATTGAAAAATATAAATTTTAATGTTATTTTTTTAAAAAACATAAAAAAAATATCAAAATCTTGCAAATTTGAAATCTGTGGAGGAGTAACCTCTAAAAAAATGTTTTTATGGCCTAATAAATCTTTAAATCCGAAAAAAGGTTTTTTTGTTGACCCTTTAAAATATTGTAAAATCATAGACGAAATTGAATATTTTTTTCATTCTCATCCTTTTAGCTCTGCAAAGCCTAGTAAAATTGACTTGATAGGCTCAGAAGAGATTGATAAGCCTTTTTTAATATATTCTAATATTAAAAATAATTTTTGTTTTTATTCTCCAAAACACAAGAAGTCAATTTATTTTTGCCTCTAAAGGTGTATAATAATAGGAAATGACAGAAGTTTCTCTAGAAGGGCGCTTAGGGCAAATCGTAGGCAAGAATTTTTCTTTTAAAACTAGAACTTTAAAAGAGGTTCTTTCTGCTATTGAAGCAAACACTGGCAAGCTAAGGGGTTATTTTCAAGGTAATAAGAAAAGAAAATTTGCAATATTTATTGATGGCAAAGAGATAGATACTGATCGCGGGTTTAATATTTCAGTTAAAGACAAAAAGGTTTTAATTATTCCAGTATTATTTGGAGGTATAGCGGCAACTTTAACAAGTATTATTGTTGCTAATATGGCAGCAGGAATAGTAAAAACATTAACTACTTTTGTAGTAGGTAGTATATTGGGCGCTGCATTATCTTTTGGAATAAGCTTATTGATTTCTAAACTTTTAAAGCCAGATGAGCCCGAAACCTTAAATACATCTTCGTTTGTTTTTGGTCAAGCAGAAAATGTTACTAAGCAAGGAGTGGTTGTTCCTGTTGGGTATGGGCGCATGCAAATAGGTAGCCGTGTCATTTCTGTCAATTTATTTAATGTGGACAAGTCAATATTTAACAATAGTGGAGCAGGTTTATACGAAATACTTAAAATTAATAATAATAATGATACAGATCCGTCTATAACGTCCGACGGCATCATTCAAGTTGGAAATAATGTTGTTAGCACTACCCCTACTACAATCAATATAGGAGATTCATTTGAGGTATTATGAATTTATCGTCACCTAAAGCTCAATATGCATGGTATACGGCTGGCACTTGGGAAAATTCAAATTTTCAAAGTGTTTGTCCTACAGCGGTATTTGAGCCTTCTAAAGCTAACTTGGAATCTGTTTCAATATATCAGACAATTGATTTGTTGTGCGAAGGAGAAATTGCAGGCTTATGTGACAAGCATGGCAATTTAATTAAAATAACTTCAGACTCAAGTAAAAATGAAGATGGTTTGAAAGCTATATATTTAAATGATGTGCCTGTCAAAAATACAGACGTAAACACATTAAACTATAATAGAGTTTTTGCAGATTTTAGGATTGGATCTAGCGATTCAAGGCAGCTTACTCGCTTTACTAATCAATCCATGTCTTTTACTAATGCTATTCAGACAGTTAATATGAACACTCAATTGCCCGGGGTAAACGAATCAAACGAAATGATTAAGTCAGGAAAATCATTTTTTGTTAATGTTGGGCGTCAAGCAAGCTCAAATTCTGATGCTCAAATTACCGATAATGCTGAAAAAGAAAAAATTGATATTTCAAAAAGATACAACTCTAACATACAGGCAGTTAGTTCGAATGCTGCTTACACAATAACAGACGCCGACTCTTTGAGAAAAGTTAGGGCCGCTGAAAGGGCTCAGCCTATCGCTGTTACTCATATCATAACAAATGATTCATGTACTATGGCTCAAATTGACATGGCGATACCGAACAGTCTTGTGGTTTTTGGTAAAAAAGGAGCTCCGCATTCAGCCGCTGTGAATTTTGTTATAAAAGTAGGTTACGTAGATGATGAACTTACGATTACAGAAGGCGGCTCGATTCAGTATTTATTTTGTAGTATTTGTGGTAGAACTAGCAGTGGTTATGTAAGAAGCCACAATATACCTCTTCCTTTTCAGCAAAAAGATAGAGATAGGTTTGTTAAGATTTTTAGAGTCGATAGAGAAAAAGGAATAGAATCAACCAAATTAAATAAAAGTTTAGAATGTCGTTCTATCAGTGAGATTGTTGAAGAAAATCTCACTTACCCCAATAGTGCAATCATGGGAATGATTGCGGATGGCAGGGCATTTGCTCAGCCTCCTAGTCGTCGTTTTGACGTTAAAATGCTCAAAGTAAATGTTCCAAATAATTATGATGCGGCCACTAGGGTTTATTCAGGAGATTGGGATGGACAATTTGCAACTGAAAAACAATGGACTGATAATCCCGCGTGGATTTTCTATGACCTAGCCACAAATACTCGATATGGAATAGGTAAATATGGCTTTAAGCAAGCCTTTTTAGATAAATGGAATTTATATAGTATTTCTAAGTATTGCGATGAATTAGTTCCAAGTGGATATTCTGGTAGATTTCCCAAAATATCTTTTTCTATTGCTGAAGGAGGGACTAGAGTGTCGATAGATGATAGTGCAACTCCTAAAAAAGGAGAAAGAGGTTTAAATTCACGGTTTCCGGTAGGTTTTATTGTTTGTCTTTTTGAGAATAAAGATGGAGCGCTATCATCAAACGTACCTAGTGGAAACGATATAGATAAATCATTTAAAAGGATAATTTTTAACCCTAAATATAGCAATGATACTTTTTCTTTTACTCTTGTTAAGGAGTTAGATGTTGATAAAATATTTATTACTTACCCAGATTTAAAAACACTTTTTTTAAACCAGCAACAAGACGCGATTTCAAATGCAAAAGATTATTTATTAGATTATTTATTGAATAATCAAAATTCTGAGCATCCTTTCATTCTTGATTATATAAACGGTGAACCTCTAGATGTTAACATTCGTAGCGGTTATGCTTTAACTCAATTTCCTGAATTTTTACCTATTTTAGAGCCTAGATTTTCATGTAATATTTATTTAGATAAAAAACAAAATGCTTTTAATGCTTTAAATGATATAGCTGCAATTTTTAGAGGTATGATATATTGGTCTTCTGGCTATATGTTCGTGGCGAATGATCAAGCTAAAGATGCAGTAATGTTGTTTAATAATGCTAACGTAATGGACGGAGTATTTAGTTATAGCGGGAGTGCCTCTACGTCTAGGACAACAGCAATAACTGTTAGATTTAACGATGCGGCTGATAGCTATAAACCTAAAGTTGAATACGCTGAAGATGCCGCAGGAATACGGGAATATGGTTATATAGAAAAAGAGATAATTGCACTTGGTGTTACTTCTAGAGCTCAAGCTCATAGGCTAGGCAAATGGATGTTATACACAAATCAGACTGAGATTGACACGGTTCAATTTACTACAGGCCAAGAAGGAAGTTACCTGAAGCCTGCAGATGTTATAAAAATCCAAGATACACTTAAAAGCGATAAACGTTATGGTGGCAGAATTATAGATATTGATTACGCAGCAAAAACCCTAACCTTGGACCAAGGAATAAAAGAAAGTATAATTGGTCAAAAAATTACTTGTGTAGTTCCAAAAGCTAATCAAACAGTACGAGGTTTAAATAAAAAGGCAGATGAAAAAGTAAATTTATATATTTCAAATCCCGGACAACAAAATCAACCAGAAGGACTGTCGGACGCAGAAATAGATGAATCAAGGCAACCGCAAATTAAAGAATTTACAATATCGTCAGTTACGGAAAATAGAATAATAAAAGTTAGCGAGATAACAGATCAAGATTTTAATTTAATAAAAAAAGGAGGCTTGTGGTCGGTTAACAACAATAACTCTGCTTTTGAGATAAAACCTATAGAGTATAGAGTTTTAGGGGTTGTAGAAAATAGCCCGAATGAATATCAAATAACAGCCATGATGTACAACAGGACAAAATTTGGCGCAGTAGACAATTCTACTAATGTTGAAAAGACGCAACAATCTAAAACTCAGATAATAGATATAGGTAACGGACCTGCAACTTTAACCGGAAGCGCTTCTTCTGTGAACACTAGGCACATAGAGTTAAATGAACAACTTCCGGTAGTAGATGCTAAATTTCCTATTTCTGCTGAATTAATTGAAACGCAATCTGTAAGATTAGAAATTTTAGAGGTTGATTTTAGTAATTTATTAGGGCTAAACAGTGTAACTTCTAGTAATACAGGAGGCTATTTTATCGAAGTCTACAAAAATGGAAATAAAGTTAGCTTTTCTTTAGATGGGTTTGACAACACTTCATTTAAAGTAATAACAGGAACAAATATAGATCAGGGGAATATTAATTTTCAAATAAGTAGATACGATGAGAACTATAAGATGGAGGACAATGGGCTTTAAATTTAGAAATTAAAACAAATGCCAATAAATACATTTATATCTCAAAGCCCAGAGGATTATGGCGCCGCCTTAAAAATCTCTGGCTTTTATATTTCTAATGAGTCTTTAAGTTATCCTCATCAGGAGCCACTTCCTGTTAATAATGTTGAGCCTTTATTTAGTGGAGGTTTAGCTTTAACTAGTAGTGTTGGGGTTGTTGCTAGTGGACAATTTTACGTTCCAGACCCTAAGATAAATTGGCATTTAGTAAATCCTGCCACCAACACTCCTTTTTCAAATGCAGAAATATTTAATTCTACTGCTTTTGATGGTTTTAATGTTAATTTAAGGGATGAAACTGGTATGTTGATCTCTAGATTAGCATCCGGACTCAGAGAAACAAGTATTGATCTATATACTGACAATATAGCAGATGTATTTGCGAATTTCGAAGGGGTCAGCGTTTCTGGTATAGGTGAATTTACCAACAGACGAAGATTTCAATTAGAAGTTATTTCAAATGATTTTGCTGGAAGAAAAGATACAGGTATTTATTTTCTGACAAGTCCGCCTCCTAACGTTACGGGATTAGATGTTAGTATTGGCTCCACTATTGATTTTAATATTAAATCGACAAAAACCTCAGGTTTAAATTCTATTTCTGTATTTGCATCTAATAACTCTGGCTTTAAAATTGCACCTCCTACACTTCCTCCTTCTGTTAGTGGAGAATTAGATCTTAATGACTCTCAAACAGGATTTACTTTTGGGCCAGATATAGCTTTTAATTTTGATTTAGTAGATGCAGGTCCTATTAATCTTCTAGATGTAGAAGTTGCTCCCCCGAGAGATTCTGGGTTATATTATGCTGTTGTTTTAAGAGATAATTTTGGCACAGGTTTGCCATATTATTATCCTTCTTCTGTCAAACCTTTTACAATTGATCCATTGCTATACAACCCACAAACAAGTGGCTTTAATGGAAAAGTATTAGTAGATAGAGACGATTTTAACAGAGATGTAGAAACTACATTTATAGGAAAATTTTTAAAAGATTTAGCACCTAGTCGTGCGGTCAAATATTCCGTAAAAGTAGAGGTAAGTGGTCGTAGCCATTCTAAAAGCGAACAATTCACGATTGACGCTCCTTCTGTTCAGGGAATATCCCAATTTGTTCATGGTACTGGAGCAGATAGGCTAGATTTAAACTTTTTTACAGAAAATAGTACTTTGCAAGATTATGCTTATAGCGGATCTGAAGCAACTCCTATTTTTTCTCCATATGAAACGACAGGAATTCAATGGCTAGATCATACTATATTTTTAAATAATAATTCTAATGTTCCTGCTGGGTTTACCAGCGGCCAATCTCAAGTGGTTGAGATTGCCATAGCTTCTGGTTTCTCAAAAAGTAAACAGATTTTTTGGGGCGGCACTTTTGACACTGGCAGTAATGAATTTGTTTTCTTGCCAAATGGCGGCCTAATGGAGTCGGGGGTTTATTCGGGCACTTATCTGAATGGCCCAATTGGAGGAGTTGCTGTTAATGCGGACCCGACTGGTCCAAGTGGTCCAAGTGGCCCTCAGCAAGGTATGGCTGGGGGCGGTAGTGGTAATTTATTAGAGGGTCTAACGGGAACCTTGGTTGCTACTAATTATAGTGGGTTATTGATTCCTGAGTATGAGCCTCATTTTACTTATCCGTGTCAAAACAATACTGATTATGAGTTTAGGGTTAGCACAATTGGAATTGTAGGGCGGTCAGAATTTTCTCAAGCAATTCAAGTTACTTCTGGTGATATAATTAGTGCGATAACTGGAGCTGGTTATAGTACCGGCCTATTTAATGGAGATACAAGAAGTGGGGTTGCAGTTTATGATCCTGATGATGACAATTTACATATTAGTGAATATGTCACTCTTGATGATTCTGGTATTCCTGTACAAATTAAAAAAGATGGTTCGGCTGGCGTAAAAGAAACTTTACTTTTATTAGAATCAAATACAAGCAACCGCCCTGCCATTCAGTTTTCAGAGAATACTTCTGATGATGGAGGGATGTCTATTGAGTATTATGGTGTCGGCGGCGACAATGCAATACATTTCAATCCTCAATCAGACGCTACTCCGCCTGTTGCAAAATTCTTTAATGCTGGTAATACGAATTTAGCTGGAGATTTATTGGTGTCAGGAGCTTTGACCGTAGAAGACTTAGCGGCAAAAAGTGCGGAAACGGGATATCTCGTTATTGACAGCAATAATAAAGTT